CTTTTTTGTAGTTCCCTACTTCAATTACACTTCCTATGTGTGTAATTATACCACTTAATTTATTCATAACTGATTTTAATTTGATTACTGCTAATATAGCTATTTTTATTTGATTTTTGACTTTTTTGTTTCAAAATTTTTATTTTTATTTCTACTACACCTTTTCGTAAATCAGCAATTTTTGAAAAAGCTTTTTTCGATAAATCTAATGTTACTTTTTCAAAACTTCCGCGATCAATTACTTTTACTTTTACTGACTTATTATTATCTAAGTTTGTGATGAGTAATATCGTTCCAAAAGGGTGCGAATTACTTGCACAAACTAGCTTATTTTCATCGTAAATTTCACCGCTTTTTGTGATTCTACCGTGAAATTTTGAGTGGTAGTACGTTGCTTTAAATGAGTAGCAAAATAAACACATGATTAATATTAGTTTCATATTCCTTTAATTTTGTCTATAATCTTATGGATATTCTTACAAATGTAAATATAATTATCCGATTGTTTTACATTCATTACATCAGTTAATGATTCAACATTGCTTTCTATTAATTCTAAAACTGGTTTATTTGCTTGAACAAATACATTATCTACTGGCATTTGTTCTAGTATCTCAAGCATTACTTGTTGTAAGCATAACACTTGAGTTGCTGATTTTATTATATTCATAGTTGCTTAATTATTTCACCACCATAACTATTTTTAGTTAGGTTTATAAATTCTTGAATAGTAAATAAATCATTTTCAATGTCAATTCCATTACTTTCTATAAATGACTTTCTACCGTACTCACAACTACCAGTTAAAATGTTATGCCATTCAAAAAACTTACTCGCTGAATACTTTTTATTTTGATTCGTAAACTCTTGTTTAAACATGTCAATTCTTTCTTCAACTGATAAATATTGTAACGCTTTACTTTGAGCGTCTGCAATCGCTTGTTTGATTGTTTCGCCATGTGCAAAGTGATTACCTGACTTAGCAATATAACAAGGGTTTAATGTAAGGTCTTTTTTTACTATGAATCCTTTTGCGAAGTTACCTTTCACATAAGTGATAATTGTTTCAGTATCATCAACTATGTATATTTTTTGGTTGTTTATAGTCTTTAAGCCATAGCTAGAGCCATAGCTAGAGCCAGAGCCATCGCCAGAGCCATAGCTAGAGCCAGAGCCAGAGCCATCGCCAGAGCCATCGCCAGAGCCATCGCCATAGCTAGAGCCAGAGCCATCGCCAGAACCAGAGCCATAGCCAGAGCCATCGCCAGAGCCATCGCCAGAGCCATAGCTAGAGCCAGAGCCATCGCCAGAACCAGAGCCATAGCCAGAGCCATCGCCAGAGCCAGAGCCATCGCCAGAGCCATAGCTAGAGCCAGAACCATAACCAGAACCAGAACCAGATTTTTTTATTAAAAAACGATTTATTTTTATTTCTAAAGTTTCCATTCTTTTACATTTTCAATGTTAGCAATAGCAACTTCTGTACATGGTATAATCTGAATAATATTTAAAATAGTTATCTCTTCAACGACTACAGTAAATTTACAATCCGTTGGTTTTTTTACTCCTTCTAACGCTATTTGCTCAACCGCTCCAGCTCCATTCCAATAGAATAACTTACGTGCGTTTGTTAGTGTTACTTCGTTCCCTTCTTTATGTGTTAATGTTCCAAAAAACACACCAGCTCTGTCAGCTCTTACAATTACTTTTTTCATAATTAATTTTTTTTAAATAAAAAACCCATCTGCATTTTCGGAGTGCCTTCCTACTCATACAAATGGGTCTTTGAATATTTTTTAACTTATGGTTAGGCACAACCAATATTCAAATATAACTATTATTTTGTTATTTTTATAAAATTTTCTTTAAAAGATTCAATGCTTAAAACTATATCTAATCCTTTTTGTGGACGCACCCTGATAAATCCGTTACCCCTAATTAACAGGGTAACGATTGAATTATCGCGCTTATCTATATACCTATCCAAGTAATTCTTTGATTCTGTCATCGTATTGGTTTAAAAATAGTTTACAATTATTTACCTTCTCCTGCATTGCTTTAATCATTGCTTCATCGTATTCTAAGTCAAAAGCAAAAAACCTCTCGTTAATTGGCAAGTGAGAGTAAAATATATCTTCACCATAATTAGCTTCAGCAGGAACATCTAATAATCCATAAACTAACTTAGCTTTTTTGACACCTGTTAAGTGCATATAAATTTGAAGTTGAGCTTCATATCCTTTATCTATTGGACTTGTGATAGAATCTAAAAATGTAGTATAACTCCATGAGTTTTTAGTGTCTATCACTAACTCATCAGTTATAACATCTGGAGTTCCTTGAAAATAATCATCGTTGAAATGTACCATGTTTTTTTCTAAGATACCTAGCCCTAATCTTTCAGCTGTGATGTCTATTAATTCATCTTCGCATAAATTTCCTTTCGTTAAATACTTAGATTTAATTTCTTCTTTAACTCCGCTTTTTTGTTCAGCGTAAAAGTTTTTAAGGTAGCTAATTAAACTAGCTCCTAACTTTAATTCATCTTTGCCGTTAGTAGAAAGCAAACCAGCTTGGCTTGCTCTCATTCTAAATAATTTACTTTCCATCGTTTAAAAAATTTAAGTATGCTTTATATGCTTCGAATACTGCTTGAATTTGTTTAAATCCTTGCGTATCTCTTTGCGTTTCTATTATATCATTTCCATTAAAAAACAAATCCCATTCTTTGATAGTTCTTTTTTTACAACCGATATGTATTTTATTTTCTGTTATTCCGTGCGTCCATTTGCAGTAAATAGGTAGTTTATTAGCACCTCCCAAGTTAGCACCTCGCAAGTAAGCACCTCCCAAGTTAGCACCTTCCAAGTTAGCACCTCCCAAGTTAGCACCTTCCAAGTTAGCACCTCCCAAGTAAGCACCTCGCAAGTTAGCACCTACCAAGTTAGCACCTTCCAAGTTAGCACCTCCCAAGTTAGCACCTTCCAAGTTAGCACCTCCCAAGTAAGCACCTCGCAAGTTAGCACCTTCCAAGTTAGCACCTTCCAAGTTAGCACCTCCCAAGTTAGCACCTCGCAAGTAAGCACCTCCCAAGTTAGCACCTAACAAGTAAGCACCTCCCAAGTAAGCACCTCCCAAGTTAGCACCTCCCAAGTTAGCACCTCGCAAGTTAGCACCTCGCAAGTTAGCACCTTCCAAGTTAGCACCTCCCAAGTAAGCACCTCGCAAGTTAGCACCTCCCAAGTTAGCACCTTCCAAGTTAGCATCTCGCAAGTTAGCACCTTCCAAGTTAGCACCTCCCAAGTAAGCACCTCGCAAGTTAGCACCTTCCAAGTTAGCACCTTCCAAGTAAGCACCTCGCAAGTTAGCACCTCCTTTTATTGCTTCTGCTAAAGTTTCTTTAATTGTATTATTTTCTTTTGAATATTCAAAAATAACACTACCTGTAAATCTGTTTTTTATTTCAATTTTAATCATTTTTCTAATAATTTTTGTACCTCAGTAGATACGTTATACTTACTTTTTACTTGATCAATTGTGTAATTACCACCTTGTAATGCTTTCTTAACTGCTTCAAAGTTCGGTGTGTTAGGCTCTAAGTTAGGCAATGCTTTGAATCCTTTAACTCTAATCCCCCCTACTATTTTACCCATCATTCTAATCGTTTCGTCCTGGTATAATTCGATTTTGTAACCTATCCAATTACCAATGTTACGACTATCTATTAATGACAAACCTTTTTCTAGTACTAAGTTTTGACTAATCTGCTTTCTATTGGAAGAATTAACTACCATATCCATTACATCTTCAACGAACTCTAAGAAGTATCCATCCGTTCTATTTCCTGATACATCAACTCCTTTAGAGTAGTAAGCATCTTTTATTGTAAGTAAGCACTTACCTTTTTCACTTGCAATGATTGAAACATCTACACCAGCAAGGTGTGTGTGTTTACGGTACTTCATTGCGTCTATGTTATGCTCTTTCATCTTCTACTAAAATATTAATTAATTCTTGTTCACTAAATTGTCCTAATAAAATATCTAATATATCTAAACCAAAACTAATTTGCATAGGCTTGGTGTTTACTTCGCGGTTAAGGATATATCCCAACCGCTTTAAGTTTTTCAAAGTCTTTTCTTGGTTTTCATTCATATCCGCTACTATTTTACTCATAATGTAACCAGTTTTAAAACGTTTAACTTTTCTTGTATTATTTCCGAAAGGCTTGGATATTTTTCCAATGCATTTTTGTACATGAGTTCCATTTCTTGGATGGTTAACATTAACTCATCGTACTTTCTTGCTTTCTCTTCAGTTGTCATTATATATGGGATTTTAAAAGTGATATTACTAATTGCTGTCCTTTAACAAAATCGCTATCTACATTCATTCCGTTGATGATTCTGTCGAAATCGTTAATTAATCTTTCTAGGCTTTCTAGTTTTAATTTGTCGTTTACTAATTTGCTTTCTCCTG